TTATGCGTGCGACTTTTCCTTGATATGACTGAAAACGTCCGTCAGCGCGTCCGCTGCCGCCGCATCGCTGGAACGGATGAACCCGGCGTAAATATCCGTGGTGGTGCTGGTCTTTGCGTGGCCAAGTCTGCCCGAAACAGTTGTAACAGGCACATGAGCCGCTATCAGCAAGCTGGCGTTGGTGTGGCGCAGGCTGTGGAAGTGAACCGCCGGGAGGTCATGGGCGGCCAGAAAGCCCGGAAACCAGCTTGTAACCGCATTGGGGTCGAACGGCTGACCGTTCCAGCGAGTGAACAACAGGTCATTGTCCACCGTCTTGCCGTTCTCGATCTCCACCCGGCGCACCCACTCGGAACCGACCTTGAACCGTTCGGCCTTTTGGTGCTGGCGGTACTCCCGCAGCAGCTGTACGCACTCCGGGCCTATCTTGATGCACCGCCGGGAGCGTTTCGTCTTGGGTGCCGTGAATACCGTACCGCGCCCGGCGATGTTCTGCACTGTCCTGTTGATGGAGATCACACCCGCGTCAAGGTCAATGTCCGACCAGCGCAGGGCGCATATCTCGCCCCGGCGGGCACCTGTGAGCAAGGCCAGCTGTGTGATAACGCTGTACTGCGCTGGCGCGTCCTGCAGGGCTTCCAGCAGTTTTGCGACGTCCTCTTCCTGTAAGGCTTCCACTTCGATTTCTGCCGCTTTGGGGGCTTCTGTGCGCCGACAGGGGTTTTCATCGATCAGCTGCCACTTGACCGCCTTTTCAAACACGCTGGACAAGAAGCGGTGATAATGCAGCTGCGTGTTGCCGCCCAGCTTACCACCCGCCCTGACCTTCTCGGTAAAGGCTTTGGACAGGGGCAGCCCGGCGGCATCGGCCACCTTCTCGGCGGTCTTATGGCTGACCGGCTTGCCGCTGCACAGCCCCCGCATGGTTTCCTCACCCACCCCTGCGGCCTCCCGGATCCTTGCCCGCTGGCCTTTCGGCAGCAGCTTCAACAGCGCAGCCGTTGCCGTATAGGTGGAATCTTGACGCACTCCGTCCTCGGACAGGTTCGTATAGAACGCCATGAGGTGCGCCGGGCGTATCTGGTTGACCTTCATGTGACCCAGAGCAGCGGACACGCGCGGCACCAGCTTCCTGTACTCTGTGGCCGTCTTGGGCTTCAGCTGGCGGTCTGCATACTCTGTGAACCAGCGTTCTATCAGGTCATCCAGCTTCATGGACGCATCCAGCGAAATGCCGCCGTGCACTTCCTGTTCAAAGGCATCTGCCTGACGTTGCAGCTCCTTTTCCAGCTTCTTCCCAGTCATGCCCGGCGGGGGTGTATAGGTGCGGTTTACCAGCACCTGACGGCCCTGCCGATCATAGCCGTTGGAGACCCGGATGCAGTAGGAGCAGGTGCCGTCCTTCTTTGCGCGCTTTATGATTTTCGCCATCTGTCACCCCTCCTTTGTGGGCTTTGTGTATTCTGTCCCCGGCGGTGCACCGATCGGGCCGATTGGATTTCGGGTCGACAGATATGCTGGTTTATTAGGTATCTGAATTTTTGATAGGGTGAGGGGCTTTTTGATGGTCTTGAAAATGTTTGATTATCGCAAGATCATCTTCTGAAATGTCTTTATCAGCATAATCAGACACCATTTTAGCCAGCATAGAAGCTTTCTCATCTGACATGCTAGGGTCTTGAGTATTACGTTTGTATTTTTGCAGCTGTGTCAGCTCATCTACACGCTCTAACGCAACCTGTTGCCCTTCAGGGCTAAGCTGGAGCATCAAAAGTTCCATCTTCTGAAAATTCTCATTTTGCTCACTTGGCTTATCATTGCTTTTTTCGGTTTCAATACTCGCATTCCCGTTTTCAGCAACAGCCAACAAAAATGCAAGTTCGGCCCATTCCATATTCAGAGCATCAGCGAAGCGCATGATGGTTCCCAATTTTGGATTTTCTTCTCCTCTTTCATATCTTCCAACCAGAGAGCCAGAAATCCCCATCTTGCTACCAAGTTCGGCCATTGATAGCTTCTGCTTTTTTCGCTCTTGCCTTATTGCCTCCCCGATTACTTTGCTGTATGTCATGGAACCACCTCCAGCTGCATTATATCATCAAAATTCCAAAATCGCAATGAAAAAGTTCACAAAAGGTCTTGACTGAACCTTTTGTGGGACATATAATGAGATTGCAACAAAAAAGTTCTAAAATCATTAGGAGGTTCAACTATGATTCTTGACCGTGTTTCTGTTATCGCTGCTATGGCAAAGAAAAACATCACTATTGTGGAACTGAGTAACCTTAGCACTGTTTCGATTTCTACCATCGGTGCTGCACGTTGTGGCCGAGGTATTACAAAAAACAGTGCCAAGCGGATCGCTTCTGCCTTGGATGTGCCTTTGGAGGAGTTGGAGTCAAAAGTCAGTGATTGAAACTCGCCTGCTTGATGAATCAATTTCATCTTTCTTTTTTGAGGTGGCCGCATTGCAACGTTTGTCCAGAAAACAGGGGTGCATCCCTCTGAAAATTCTTGGTAATCTATGGCACTCTGGGATACTGCATGGCAAAGGGTGACACTGGATGGCAGCAGATGCACTCAGGCACAAGGGATTCAGTTCCAACAATGCTGCATCGGCCTGATTCATGGTCGAAATTTGACGGTATTGCAATTCTTTTCTGATCGTGATAAGATGCAGCCACAGCGAACGAAACGACACAAAAAACACTCAGGAGGTATGATTTATGGGCGATGTGATCCGCTATCCCAATATGGGGACCGTGGCAAAAGCCGCCGAAATTTACGGTCTATCACCAGCCTACATCCGGCGACTGTGTAGGCAAGGTAAAATCAGGTACGTTGTGGCCGGGCATCGCTGGTTGGTCAATCTGGACAGCTTGGCCCGGTACTTCAACGAGGGCGATCCAGTCCCGGCGGAACAGGATGAAGCCGTGGGCGGTATCCGCCGGGTCGTAGGGAGGTGAAAAAACATGGCACACCGCAACGCTTTTTGCGGTACAGCTGAACAGGGAGGAGGGATACTCTATTTCTGCTGTATATCTACAAAAGGACACTCCCAAGCCGCAACACATTGCTTTCCCTTGCTTTTTACTGGAGATGGATTTGGGCCTAACAGAGATGTTGGTTTATGCAACCTTGTACAACCGAACATCTTTATCCATCAAACACAACTGGATAGATGATAGCGGGCGTGTCTATATTTGCTATCCTGTAGACAGTCTTGCAGAAGCAATACACCGAAGTTTATCAGTCACCAAAGCTGCACTGAAAAAGTTGGAAGTGGTCGGGCTGATCGAGAGAAAACGGAATTTTGCAGCTCCAAGCACGATTTATGTCAAACTCCCGAACGGTCGGAATAACGACCAACTGTCAGCCGAAAAACAGGCTGAACGTAAAGCCGGAAAACCGGACGAACGTGAGCCGGAAAACAGGCTCACAGACAGCCGAAAAACAGGCCCATGTACAGCCGGAAAACCGGACATGCTTTATAAGGAAGGAACTACTGTATTGAACTACAGGAGTAGTAGTAAGGCTGCCACTGCCGCATCTCGTACAGATTCAGACCTTGCCGAGATTGTACAGCACTTCCAGCAGGTGATCGGCGACTTCCCACGTTCAGCACTGGACAAGCTCCAAAACTACCGTGAAGTGTTCCCGAAAGAACTTATCTGCAGGGCATTCGATGAGGCTGCTGAGAGTGGAGTACGGAACTGGCGCTATATCGATGGCATCCTGAGAGACTGGCAGGCTGATGGAGTCTGTACATTGGGCGATGTAGAAGCCCGCCGGGAGGCCCGACGGAAGCCTGAACCGCCGCAGGAAAAGAAAATGGAGGTGCTAACATGAACACACACAAAATTTTACTGGGTGCCCTGCTCATAAAGCCCGGCCTTGCACCCTATGCCCTGCCTGATTTGGAAATCGAATATTTCCCGGCGGATCTTCAACCAGTATTCGCCGCTCTATCCGGCTTTTGGAATGCGACCGGGAAGCTGGACGCTGTGGAGGCTTGCGCCCGATACCCTGAGCAGAGCACGGCCATTGTGGAATGCGCACAGGCGTGTGAAGCAGAATGCATCCGCATCACCCGTGAAGGCGTGGAGAGCTGGACGCAGCTCATTCGGGAACAGGCAGCCTTGACCCAGTTCCAAAGTCTGGCCTTGCAGGCCGGCAGCGCTCAGACCACCTTTGTAGACTTGCCGGAACTCTACAGCCGGATGGGCGAAGCCCTGACCCTTGACCGAGAGAAACAGGACTTCAAACCCATTGGGGAGCTAGTAGACGATTATGTTCGGCATCTTGATGAGAAGCCTCGCTACATTCCCACCGGGCTTTCCGTGCTGGATAAGCACCTCAAGCTATCCCCTGGCAATCTGTTTATCATAGGCGGTAGACCCAGCGCAGGCAAGACGGCTTTATCCTTGCAGATGGCTTGTGAGATGGCCCGGCGGTGGCTGAGAGTGTGCTATTTCTCGCTGGAAACCGGCCCGGACACTCTTGCCGCCCGCATCATCGCCAACCGTCTGGCGGCCCCGCTGGCCGATGTGAAGGCCAAGCGCGTGCCACAGTCTGAGCTTGACTATCTCGCAGACCTGCACAAACTGCCGTTGCTTATCCGTTCGGCATCGAGTAAGAGTGTTGGGTGGATAAAGGCGCAGGCCCAGCGGATGAAAGCGCAGGTCGTTTTTATCGACTATCTGCAACTACTGGCAGACGGCAAAGCCAAAGACCGCTATCAGCAGGTAACGGCTATCTCTATTGCCCTACATGAGCTGGCACAGACTACCGGAATATTGGTGGTAGCGCTGGCTCAGCTGAACCGTGGTGCTGCCCACAGCGCCCCTTCTGCCGCCGATCTGAAGGAATCTGGCCAGTTGGAACAGGACGCGGACGCTATCCTGCTTCTTTCGGACGATGGAGAGCAATATCAAGCCGTCCTTGCAAAGAACAAGGAGGGCCGTGTGGGAGAAATCCCTCTGACCTTCGACAAGCCCCGACAGCGCTTTCTCGCCGTCACGAGTGAACTGGAGGGGAGGTGAACACACATGAAGCGCAATCAGAACAAACCGCGCCGCCGGGAGCCATACCACTATGACGCAACCGGCGCAGTGTACATCGCCTGTATTGAGGCGGCCTTACAGCGTGGGCAGAACATCCCGCTGAACGTCCTGCAACTTGTCTATCATATGCTGCTGCCGTATATGCACAGCTAAGCCGCTTACCACACTCAACAACAGGAGGCACCAATGAACACCAACATCCATGTCAACGTGAACGAGATCCCGCCAGAGGTCGCAGAGCGAATCGGTCGTGTTTTCCTCGAATACCACAAGCAGTTCCAACAGGATCCGAAGCTCATGGCCGAGTTGGAGGCATACCGAGCCGCACGCCATCCGAACCATAAAGGCAGCGAGAGCGGCCGAAAAAACGAAGGGTAGGGCACAAGGCAAAACAAAAGGCCGCCATGCAAGCAGCGAACTCGCAAGGCAGCCAAGCGGGAGCGATTGACAGACCACATCCCGCAGCTATTCTATCACACCCAGCAGCCCACCTCAAGCCCGGCCCCCTCAAGGTACTGTGAACGGGTCCCCTAGTCCCTAGCGGGCTCGATGACCCCAACCTTGCGCTACTTAGTAAGGGAAAATTGGGCCGTTTCGTTACCGTTTGTATGGAATGAAAACAGCTATTCTATCACAAAGAAAGAGGGAATTCACATGACACACAAGGAAAATCTTGCCGAAAAAGAAGTCACTACCACGCAACTAGCTTCTATTATTGGCCTAACTGCACGAAGGGTCAGACAGCTTTCACAGGATGGAGTGTTGGTTAGTTCGTCTCCCGGAAAGTATATTCTCTCTGATGCAGTACAAGCATATATCGGCAGCCTTGCCCGTGGCGGCATGACCAAGGAAGAAGCGGAAGAAGCCAAGAAGATTGATCGCATTAAAGCCAATGCTGAAGCTACGCTTAAAGAATCCAAGGCCAAAATCGCACAAGCTGAGGCCAAGGAGCTGTCCGGGCAGATGCACCGTAGCGAGGATGTAGCGGCCATGACCTCCGAACTTATTTACACCATCCGAGGGGCACTGATGGCGTTGCCCAGCCGAGTGGCCATCAATGCCGCTGCCTTGTCCGACCCGGCAGAGGTGGCCGAGTACATGCGAGGCGAGGTCAATCAGATTGCGGAGGAAATCGCTCTGTTCCGCTATGACCCGGCCAAGTATGAGGCTCGCGTTCGGGAACGCCGGTCGTGGACTGATAAACTGGGCGGTGACGAGGATGAGTGACAACGCCGCAGTAGACCGCCTGAATGCTCTGGTGGCGAAGCTGGTGGCAGCTATTCGCCCGCCGCCCAACGTGACGGTCAGCGAGTGGGCAGCACAAAACCGCGTCCTGTCCCCGGAAGCATCTGCTGAACAAGGCCGCTGGCGCAACGACCGAACGCCCTATCTGGTGGAAATCATGGACGCATACTCTGACCCTCGCGTCCATCACATCGTTGTCGTTGCGTCCTCGCAGGTCGGCAAATCGGAGTTCGAGAACAACGTCATCGGCAGAACGATTGACGTTGACCCCGGATCTATCCTTTTTATCCATCCGGTTCAGACTGATGCCAAGGAGTACAGCAAGCTGCGTATCGCTCCCATGATACGAGACTGCCCTACCCTGCGGGCAAAGGTGGCAGAGAGCAAGAGCCGAGACAGCGGCAACACCATTCTGCAGAAGTCTTACCCCGGCGGCATCCTGACCATGTGCGGCTCCACCGAGGCACACGCTCTGGCATCGAAACCCATCCGCTATGTGCTGGGCGATGAACGTGACCGCTGGGCTACGAGTGCCGGCACTGAGGGCGACCCTTGGGAACTGGCGATGGCCAGACAGACCACATTCTACAACGCCAAGGCGGTGGAGGTTAGCACCCCAACCATCAAGGGGCACAGTGCCATCGCCAAGTCCTACGTAAAGGGCACGATGGAACGCTGGGTATCCCAGTGCCCGCACTGCAAGGGCTTCCACGAACTGCGCTGGGAAGATATTCGGTACGATTACGACACCATCGAGACCCACGGCGAGAAAACCTACAAGGTCAAGGACGTGTGGTATCTCTGCCCGGAGTGCGGCTGCATTTCGGACGAGGTGACCATGAAGCGGGCACCCGCTCACTGGCAGGCTGAAAATCCGGCAGCCTATGAGAATGGCATCCGCAGCTTCTGGCTGAACAGCTTCGTCAGCCAATGGGCGGCATGGAAAGACACCGTGCTGAAATACCTGAACGCCTTGGGCGATACCAAGAAGATGCAGGTCGTCTACAACACCCGCCTTGGGCTGCTGTGGGAAGACCGCGGCGATGTGCAGGACGAGGATACCATGCTGGGCCGCAGGGAGGAATATCCCGCAGAACTGCCGGAGGGTGTTCTGGTGCTGACTGCTGGCGTTGACACGCAGGATGACCGCATGGAGTATGAGATCGTGGGCTTCGGCCACTTCGGGGAAACATGGGGCATCGAAAAGGGCATCGTCAGCGGCAGACCTGACAGCGATGAAGTCTGGCAGCAGCTGGATGAACTGGTGTTTGACCGAAAGTTGAAATTCGCCGATGGCGTGGAGCTGCCCGTGTCCATAAAATTTGTGGACGAGGGTGGTCATTTCACCCAAGAAATACGCCAGCGGTGCCATGACCGCATAGGCAAAAAGGTTTTCTGCATCAAGGGTTTTCCCGGCTCTGATAGGCCATTTACCGGCCCGCCGAAACAGCAGAAAATCACGGTGCAGAACCGCTACATCGGGATGTGCTGGCAGTACCAGCTGGGCGTTGACTCCGGCAAACAAATCATCATGGACGACCTGAAAGTACAGGAGCCTGGTGCCCGGTACTGCCACTTCCCACGCCGGGATGATTACGGCCTTGGCTATTTTAATGGCCTGCTGTCTGAGCATTTGGTTTACAAGGATGGCCACCGCAATCCGTGGCAGTGGGAGAAAATCTCCGGCCATGAGCGCAACGAGCCATTGGACTGTAGAAACTACGCTCTGGCGGCTTTCAAGGTGCTGCCGAAAGACCTCGATGCCATTGACCGCAGGCTGAAACAGCTGCGTGGCAAGGCAGTCGATACCCCGGCAGCGGTAAATATTCAACAACCCATCTCCCGTTCCCAGCCAACCGGCAGAAAGCGGGAGAAACTTTTAGATGACTGGTGAGGTGTGAGGTATGGATACCGTGACCATCAAAAAGCGGCTGGAGTTCCACACGCGGCGGCTTGACAACCTGTATTTGGCCTACAACAAGCTGCTTTCCGGCGGCGTGAAAAGCTACCGTCTTGATGACCGGGAACTTACACGCCTCGACCTCGGCAAATTGAGCGACGAAATCAAGGATGCCGAGGAAAAAGTCGATGAACTGACTGCGCTGCTGAACGGCCAGAGTGCCCGCAAGGCATTTGCCGTT